GTCTGGGCCATGTCGTTCAAGAGCTGCGTCACGGTGGAGACGACCGCGGAGATCCCCACAAAGCCCGCGGCGAATTGCGCCAGTTTCCCCACCGCCCCGTCGCCGAAGGCCTTGCTCCCCTGGTCGCCGGCCGTCTTCATCTTGTTGCCCGTGTCGCGGGCCGTCTGGCCGGTCTTCTTGAAGCCGTCCTCCATCTTCTGCTGCTGTCCGACGACCTTCTGGAGGCTCTGCCAGAGCTTGGCCTCCTGGCCGGTCATCTCGACTACGATTTGTGAGGCCATCGCTTACGCCTTCCGCTTCCGCCGTCTGAGGCGTTTTCTGGCCCGCCGGAACCGGGCGACGATCCGCCGCAGTTCGTTCCAGAAGGGCGCCTCGCGGGCGGTCATTTGGATCTGGATCATGCTCTCACCGGTGGAAGTGGTATTGCTCGACAATCACGGGCGGCCGGTCTCCCAGCCCGAGGCTCAGGGCGGCGAGGTCGGCGATGGTTGGCCGGTAGCCGCGGTGCCGGCCGGCGGCCCATCGCCGGTACTCGAGCCAGCGTGAGCCGCCAGCTTTTTTTTTAGAAACTCTTTGGCGACCGGCCAGTCGACGACGGCCATCAAGACCTCGCGGGCGCAGGCGTCGTCAAACAGGCCGAGGAAGGCGACCTCCGCCCGGGCCAATCGATAGTTGGTCCCCAGCGCGACCAGGGCGGCGTCGCAGACGTTATCGAAGCTGAACCGCACGCGGACCCGAGCGGTCCCTTGGTTGGCGTTGTCCTCGACCTCCTCGACCGGGGCCGCTTGAACTGCGTCCCACCAATCGCAGGCGATCTGCCAGAGCTGCTGGTATTTGGCAACCACGCCGCCGCGGGTCCAGTTGCCCTCGTCGTCCAGCGTCACGGCGGACGGCAGCGCGGAGTACCAACTCAATGAGTCCTCCTCGTCGGCCAGGCCGCGGGCGACGGGTACCAGCCAGTCCTGGCCGTCGGCCAGTGTCACCCAGTGGCCGGCGACGGCGTTCTCGCGGACCAGGTCGCGGGGTTCGACGCGCTCGGCGTTGGTCGAGCCCAGCCAGACCGTCGAGCCGGGGAGCTTGCGCCAGGTCTGCCGCTCGGGCCAGTAGCCCAGCAGGTGTTCGGAGAGCCGGTCCGGGTCGGCAACCACCACGCCCCGATCGCCGTCGGGCCCTCTCGAAACCTCGCGGGGCGTGAGCCGGCCCTCGAAGGCGTGCGCGAGCCCCAGCTCGGCGAGCCCCTCGACCTTGATCGCCCGGGTCGCGTTCGGGATGTAGTACAACAGTCCGGACACCGTCTCCTCCTTGAAATTCAAATGACGAATGACGAATGACGAATGACGAAACCTCGCGCCCCCGGCTGTCCTTCGACATTCTTCATTTGATTTTCTTCATTCGTTACGCGATTGCGCTTGCCGTGTCGATCGTCAACGGGGCGTTGGCGCCGTCGTACTTCAGCGGCATCACGAGGCTGGTCGTCGAGACCCCGTCGCCCGAGGCATCGAAGGGGGTCTCGATGTAGGCCAGTCCGGCGGCCGTGAACTTGATGTGCTCGGGCGTCACGTCGGCCACGAAGGTCGAGCCGATCGCCCGCTTGCGGAGATAGATCGCCGTGTTCAGGTGTGTGGCGGACTTGCCGGTCAAGGGGATGTTGGCGGCCTTCATCCACTCGATATCAAACCCCGAGAGCGTGATCTTGGGTTTGATCCCGCGGATCGAGCAATAGGTGTCCCAGATCGATGAGTCCCCGCCGTCCGGGTCGCCGGTGATCCCGAAGTCGACGTCGAATTTCTGGACGGTGGTCAGGCCGACTGACTCGATTGTGACCGGGCCCAAGGTGAACCGCTCGGCGTCGGTCAGGCCGCCGGGCAGGGTCACCGCGTCGGTGATCACCAGCGGATCGTTGACCCCGTCAAAGAGGACCAGGACGTCGTAGGAGAGCGTGGCGTCGCCGCGGTGGGGGACGCTCAGTGTGCGGGGGACGACCAGGCCGTCGTTCAGAGTAAACTTGCGGTGGCTGGTCGCGCCGGCCCGGGTGCTGGCCCGGGCGTGTTTTTGGGCATAGAGCTTCAGGCCGGCCGCCAGGCCGGAGACGTCCAGCCCGGCCAGGCCGCAGAGGTCCAGCGCCGAGGCGATCGCCTTGCTGGCGAAGGTGGCCTTGGGCTTCTGGGCGTAGACGGACAACCAGCGGTTGTAGGCCTCGCCCGAGGTGGCGTCGCCCTCGACGTCGGTCCCCGTGTCGACCCGCAACTGGGTGATCCCGGGCAGCAGCGTGGCGTCGAACTCGACCGCGTAGAGGCCGTGTCGTGTATTTCCCATGGTGGTCTCCTCAATCCCAACTCCCGGTCAGCGGTCGTTGGTCATTCGTCATTCTTCATTTGAATTTCGTCATTCCTCACTCGGAGTCGTAGATCCCCAGCAGGTTGAACAGGCCGCCGGTCGTCTCGCCGCAAGAGACCTGGATCTTGCCGACCGGGTCGCCGGTTAAGGGGTTGGCGAAGCCGGTGTCGGCCACGAAGGACCAGGCCTCGCCGGCGGTCAGCTCCTGGGCCTTGATCGAGACGTCGGCGCCGGTCAGGAACTCGCAGTGGGCCCGCCGCGGGCAGTGGGCGGCGATCAGCTCGACCAGGTCGCCGTCAAAGTCGACATCGATCTCCTGGCGGACACCGACGACCACGGCCGGGGTCACACCCTCGGGCAGGGCGTCGCCGCCGCCGACGTCGATCGAGACGGCCGCGCCGTCGACCAGGGTCACGGTCAGGCCGTAGCGGCAGCCGCCCGACCAGTAGACGTCGACCGTGTCGGCGACGGTGATCCCGTGCTCGGCGTCCGACATTGTGATAATGCCGGTATCGGCGTCGGTCCGGGTGGTGAGCGTGCCGGCCAGGCCGGCGGCCAGGGTGGGGGCCTGGCCGATCAGGCCGGCGGCCGTCCGCTGGGTGACCGAGTTGACGGTGACGCCGGCGACTGAGATGGTGGAGGTGATCTGGGCGAGGGTCATAACGGGCTCCTGTTACTTGATCGTCTTGCTCTTCGTGCTGCGGACCTGCTTGATGCCGGCGTCCAGGGCCCGCTCGTAACAGCGGACCATGGCGGCGGCGTCCCGCTGGGAGACGGCGGTCAGCTCGGCCCGCGGGTTGGCCTGCGAGTCCGGGTTGCGGAAATTCAGTTTGGGGGCCCGCAGGACGATGCGGACCTTTTTGGACGTCGCGCGGACGTCGCGCATCCGGGTCATCCCCTGCGACTCGCCGGTCAGCACCAGCGGCTGGGTGTGGCCGTAGGCCTTCAGTTTTCGGCCGGTGTAGGTCCGGGCGAACCCATGGGTGCCGACGTTGCCCCGCTCGCCTTTGCGGGCCGCGTAGCCGTACTCGCCCGCCCCGGCGGAGGTAAAGTGTTTTGGGCGGATCTCCTGGTGCCAGTGGATACCGGCCGCCTCGAACGCCTTTTTCATGAGCTTGTTGAGCTCGCGCTTGAGGATGCCCGGGGTCGCGCCCCGCTCTGTGATCTTGATCTCGCCGATCATGCGCCCTCCCCCCACTCGATCGACAGCTCGGCGCCCTGCCAGACGCCCTGGGCGGGGACCAGGTCGGGGTGTCCCCAAAAGGGTCCGTCGGCCAGGCCGAGCCGCTCGAAGGCCAGGTAGCCGGCGGTGCCGGCGAGCGCGGCCAGGCCGTCCATGATCAGGCCCACCGAGTTCTTGAATTGGAGGTTGGCATCCGACGAGGGCTCGTCGCCGTACTCGTCGGGGCAATTCTGGTAGAGCCGCACCGTCAAGCGGCCCGACTCGGCGAACTCGAAGTCCGCGCCGCCCGCATCGTGGTTCAGTGTGAGACCACCCGATTCGGCCGTGAAGACGACGGCGTAGGGCCGGTAGCCGACCAGCTCGGCCCGGGTGTGCTCGACGGCGTTGCCGGCCGGCTTGGGCAGTCCCTCGTGGTGGATCCGCGCCAGGGCCTCGGCCTGGTTGTCGGCCCCCAGCCAGGTCCGCACCGCGGCCGTATCGGCCAGCATCTGGCGGAGGTAGTGCTGGGCAAGCGAGATGCACCCCAAAGGCTCGGTCATTTTCGGGCGACCTCCAGCTCATGGACCCGGCCGTCGATCTTCTGGACGTCACGATCCAACACGTGGACCCGCGTATTCAGCGCCGAGGCCCACCAGATCAGCGCGGCCGACTGGACGAGGATCACGACCACCAGCGACGCGGCATGCGTCACCAGGTACCGTTTCAGGCCGTTCGATTCGCTGTTCGTCATCGCTCACTGCTCACTGCTCACAGCTCACTGCTGCCGGTACTGCGGCCGGCCCGACTCGACCGATCCGATCCGGACCAGGCCCAGCCGCGCGAAGCCGACCCCCGCCTCGACGGACTGCACGGCGTACTCGGTGCCGCCGATCGTCATGGTGGCGTTCTCGGCCGGCTCGGCCACGCCGCCGTAATCCGGGTTGGTCGCATCGGTGAGGATCTTGGCACCGCGGACCCGCCGCCGCCGCCGGCCGTCGGAGCCCGGCTCCTCTTCGGCCATCTCCCTCTCGGGGATCGCCCAGAGGGTGACGGGATCGCCGCCGGCCGGGGTGTAGGTGGCCGATTCGCCCAGGTGGAAAAACAGGTCCCCCAGGCCGGCAGCGAAGTCGTCTTCAAATCGGGAGGTCATGGTCCTCCCTCGCAAAGTGGGTCAGGTCGGGTTGCCGCAGGCCGGTCCGCTTAGGACGCCAGGTCCGTCGCGCGGATCGCCAGGTGGGCGATGCGGTACTCTCCGGTTGCCGTTCCGGTCGTCTTCTCGACGTGGGCCAACAGCTTCAGCGGGCCGGTGGCGGCGTCGAGCTTGAAGACGGTGGCCGGCAACACGTTGACGCCGTTGATGTAAACCTGGATGTCCTCCAGATCGCGGCAGTCGATGCGGAAATCGAAGTACGTATCGTCGACACAATCCACGGTGGTGTTGGTGGCGGCGACCTCGGTGGTGCCGTCGTCACTCTCGGCAAAGATGTCGAGCGTCTCGTCCAGGTGGAGGAAGCAGCTCTCAGTGATCGTGTCGGCGCTGTCGGCGTGGGTGGCGTTGGCCAGTCCGATGTTGAAGTCAACCGTGTTGTCGCTGCCGATCACGTAGGCGGCGACGCGGCCTTCAACGATGAAGGGGATCGTCACGGGGATCGACGGGATTGACATCACGTCGACCTTTTGGGCCTCGTTGGTGGCGGTGATGTTCATCTTCAGGTAGCCGCCGATCTCGACCAGCGTCATCGTCGTGCCGACCAGCACGCTGTCGGACGGGTCCTTCAAGAGGTCGATCGTGTAGACCGGCTTCTTGTTGAGGTCGCAGACCACCGTGGTGGCCGCGCTGGCCGCGTCGCCCACGGCCACGCCGATCGGGAAGTCGGCGCCGGTCACGGCCCGCAGCGGCGTGGCCGTGTTGGCCGAGCGGTCCCAGTAGAGCTGGTCGCCGTCGAGGATCACCACGCTGGCGGTCTTGGCCAGGGTGAACTGGCCGGCGGTCAGGAAGGCGACCTGATCGCCGCTCTCCGCGGCCTTCAGGCCGGCCTTGACGCCCGCGCGGCCATCGCGGAGTTGGTAGACCTCGCCGCCGACAATGGCGGCCTCGGCCGTGGTGTCGATCGTGTTGGCGTTGGCGTCTTTGGAAAGTGTGGCTTCTGCCATGGTTTGTGCTCCGAGGAAATGAGATTGAAACTTTGGCCCAAGGGACCGTTAAAATCACCCGGTCCCGGCCGACTTGTGCAACCCGCGGTGATCCAGGGCCTTGGCCCCGATGTCCAGGTTGATGTCATAGCCGATGCCCCACTGGCCTTTATCGAGGACGAAGCTCCGCATCTGCGGGGCTCGGCCGGTCCCCTGCCGATAGGCGACGCGAACCGTGCGGGGGCCGCCCGCCGAGAGGAGCCAGTTGGTTGCCAAACCGGTCCGCAGGGTCTCGGTTGTCGGGTCGATGACGCCCGCAGCGCCGATCCGATCGTCGACGACGAGCGTGATATTCTCGCCGACCAGGACGTTGATCGGGTAATACAGCGCGGGCGTTGCCGCGGCGGCGGCGGCCGTGTATGCCTGGGCCGTCGACGTGAGCAGCTCCTTGGCAGTCCACTGCAACGCGCTGGGAACGATCAAGAAGCGGGGCTTGATGTTCAGGACCGCGCCGCCCGAGGCTCGGTACGCTCCCATCGCAAGGATGCCCGCCTTGAGGCCGGCCGCGCCGAGGACCGCCGTCGTAAGGTTGGCGTGGCCGCCAGCGGTGGTAACGGCCGTATTGTTGAACAGCGCGCCGGTATCCGCGAGCGCGGCGTTTGCCAGCAGCAAGGAGTACACCAAATCGGGCCGGAGCCGCCGGGCCGCGGCCCCAAATTCCTGCACCATCCCCATTAGCGCCGAGAGTCTGTCGTCGAACACATCCTGTTCATCGCAGACCCATTGGCGAGCGTACCTGGCCAATTTGTACGTTTCCCGGGAATCCGACATGGTCGCGTGCTTGGCGCTGTCGCCACGGGGAAGCCGCTTCAGGGTGGCCTGGGCCTCGACGCTGATGTCCTCGTGGGTGAGGAAGTTCGGCAGGTCCTCCTCGTCGCACCAGGCGGTCGTGTCCGACACCTCTTCCCATCCCTGCAAGAGCCTGGCGTAGGCACTGGTGCCGAATACGTAGCTGAGCGAGCCGCCGGAGACCGCCGCGCGGAAGGCCAGCGAGACGTCGCGGTAGTTCCGTCCCGTGTCCAACAGCGCACACTCCCGAACCAGGTCCCTCGCGCAAAGAGAGCGGAGGGCGTGCCCCAGATCGGCGTCTTGTGGGGTGAGCGGGCTGCCGCGTTCGTCGGTGCTCGCGCGGAATGAGACTTCTCTGGCCACCGGGTCGATCCCGGCCCCGATCAGCATCCCGGCCGCCAGGCTGCGGGCGTTGACGTCGACGTCGTGGGAGCGGCTGTGGCCGGCGGGGGCACCGCCGGCGGAGCCGCTGCGGGCGGAGCGGACGGCGGTCAAGAACTCGGCCGACGCGCGGGACTCGTCCCAGCCCTCGCTCACTGCGCGGGTGACCAGCTCGGGCGGGACGTCGTCGCCGCCCAGCTCTTGCATCCGGGCGATTCGCGTCCGCTCGGCCGTCTGGGCCTCGGCCCGGATCGCGGCCTCGTCGGTGGGCGGGTTCGCCGGCGGGTTAGCCGGCGGGTTCGCGGGCGCCGGGTCGGACCGCTGGCCCGCTGCCGGCTTGCTCGGGTCGTCGGGGTTGACGCCCAGGGTCTCCAGGGCCGCGCGGACCATCAGCTTCGAGGTCTCGCTGTCGGTCTGGCTCTCCAGCACGTTGGCCACCTGGGCCCGGGTGCCGGACAGGAGGGCCAGGAACTGCCGTGCCTCTTCCTCGCTGGCCTCGTGTCGGAGGCCAATGGCTTCCAGATACTTTCGGAGTCGGGGTTTCATGGGGGGATTCTCCCTGTCGGTGGGTGTGGGCTGATCGCCCGTTTCGCTTCTGACTTTGGTTGCCTTGTCGGCGCCGATGGCCGTCAACGAGGCCTCGACCAGCTCCCAGCGGGTGGTGATTCTGAGGGCCCGCTGGCCGGCGGTGTAGGTTCGGCCGCCGACCTCGGAGGTCTGGCCGGCCGGAATGTCGACGTACTCGATCACGCGGTAGCCGGCGGAGACGTCGCGGAGGTGTCCGTCGCGGACCTTGCTCCAGGCCCGCTCGACGGCTTCGTCGTCCTCGGCAAAGAAGAGCCGGCCCACCACTTCGGCCCCGTCGATCCGCAGGCCGCGGACGGAGCCGTAAACGTCCTCGACCTTCCAGCGGCCGTGGTCGTTTAAGAGGGGGACCTGGTCGGGCAGCTCCGCGCCGTCCATCCGCAGGACCTCGTCGATCAGCTCCCAGGTCTTGAGGTCGCGGACGGTGACCGGGTTCTCGGTGGCGATCCCCGCCTCGACGGACCGCTCGGCCTCGTTCACGGTCGCCGCGCGGAGGGTCATCGTGCGGACGGTCAGATCCCGGGTCTGAACCGCCGCGTCTCGGAGTGTCAGGCCGGCTTGGTCATTGGTCATTGGTCATTGGTCCTTCTGATCGTCCGCGTCGTCTTTGGCGGTTTGGGCGTCGTCCTCGGCGTCGGGGTCCTCGTCGTCCGGCGGCGGTGCGGGCCCGCCGGCGACCGGCAGCGGCGGCAGACCGGCCGCTTCGAGCTTTTCCCGCTCTCGCTTGCGGGTGGCGATCGTCGTGTCGAGGTCCTTGTTGCGGGCCGCCAGGGCGTCCGTATAAGTGAGCGTCCCGTTTTCCAGGCTGATCCGCTCGGCGTCGGCTTCCTTCTTGGGGTCGACGTGCGGCCGCTTGGGCCAGTTCCACTCCCGGGTGATCTCGCCGGGCGGCGGCGGCGGCAGGACGCCGGCCAACGTGGCCTCGCGGGCGACCAGTTCCTCGAGCCGGTCGAGCGTCTCGGTGCCCAGCCAGCCCTGGAGCACCTCGAGGCCGCGGGCATAGCCCTGGCCGTCGAAGCGGGCCGAGGAATAGTTGTAGCGCCGCGAGTCGAGGCGGATCGACATGAGAGGCATGTCGACCGGCCGGCCGATCTCGCGGTGCCGTTCCTCGCGGTACTCGATGTAGCGGGTCGACGGTTGCTGGGGTGTGAGCTGGTAGGCCTTCCAACCGGGCGGCATGGTCGAGACGGTTCGCCGCTCGATCTCTTCGCTCTCGTTCACGCAGACGTATTCGGCGTCGAGGTGGTCCGTGTAGAGCAACACGGCCTGGTCGGCGGCCGAGCGGGCGGCGTCGAGGACCTGGTCGTCGTAATCGCGGAGGTCGGCGATCACCTGCAAGCTGGGGGCCAACCAGGGGCAGCCGCGGACCTGGTCCGGCTCGGTCCGCCGAAACCCGTGGATGATCTTGGCGGCCGGCTTCTCGTCGGACCCGCCCATCGAGGAGCGGCCGGTGACCAGGGCCCGGGCGATGTGGTAGCCCAGCGGCTTGCCGTTGGCGTCGAGCCGGACGCCCAGCATCGTGTCGGCACCGCCGGCTTGCCCGGGCGGGGTCGCCAGGCGGGAGGCGTGCAGGGCCAACAGCCGCGTCTTGACCGGGCCCTTGGCCTGCGGGTCGACGGTCAGCTCGGCCAGGTACTCGCCGTAGATCCAGAGGGCGCGGACCCAGAGCCGCAGCAAGTCGGTGCCCGAGAGTTTTCCGTTCACGTCCGGCCGCGCCCAAAACTCCCGCCAGACCCGCTCGCGGGCCTCGTTGTAGGCCGTCGAGGACGACTGGACCTGGAGCGTGGGGCCGTGCTTGCCGACGACGTCGTTGGTGTGGGTGGTGATCACGCCCTCGACCATCGGGTTGCACGAGACCTCGTGCGCGCAGCGGGCGCGGAGCGTGGCCAGCTTCTCCTGGAGGTCGAGGTTGATCGATCTTTCCTGAGCGTTCAGCCAGTGGGCCCGATTGAGCCGGTTCGTGTCGGCCGCCTCCCAGCGGCGGCGGGCGATCGGGTTGGCACTGGGCGGGGCCTCCGGGTCGTCTCGCCCGGGCCGGCGGGACCACGGCTGCTGGGGTCGGAAGAATCGGCGGAGGCGGCGGAACATCAGGACGTGGGCCTCGTGTAGGTGATCTTGGTCCGGGTGATCCCGACGGCCGCGCCGGCCCGGCGGCGGTAGTGTGCGAGGAGCGTATCGATCGCCGCGCGGTCCCAGGTGAGGGTTACGCCGTCGCCGGCCTGGCGGTCGGGCATGGCGGCCAGGAGGAGCTTGGCCGACTCGACCAGCGTGGTGGCGGTGGCGTAGTCGCCGGCCTCACTGGCGGCGATCGCCGCGGCGACCTTCGTGTTGATGAGGTTCGCGGACACGCCCCCAGCCGACCACAGCCGCTGGCCCAAAAGAAAGGGCCCAGGTTACAGGGGCTGTAACCTGGGCCAAAAATTGGGCCATTTCGTGAGAAATGGGGGGGGCGAATGACGAATGTCGAAACTCAAATGACGAATGTGGAGGAGAGCCAGCCCGCGAGGCTCGATCATTCGTCACTTGATTCTCGTGATTTTGCCCCCTGGTTGGCGGTCACGATGGAGGTGAGGAGGCGGCAGGCCCGGCCCTCTGACGAATGTCGAAACTCAAACGCTTCCATCCGGGCCAGGAGGTCGCGCTGGTCGGCCTCGTCGCGGCAGTCGATCACCACGGAGTAGGTGCAGGAGGGCCAGGGCGACTGGGCCTCCGGGGTGCCTTTCTTCTTCCCCTTGGCCGGCTTGCCGGCCGGGTCGAACAGCTCGGCCATTAAGAGGTCGTCAAAAAGGTCGGGGGCAGCCGGTGCGTGCTGGTCGAGCAGCTCGGCCAGCAGGGCGTCGTCCCAGGCGGCCAGCTCGGCCGTGCGGTTGTCGGCGATCGAGAAGCCGGTCTGGGCGGCCGGATCATCCTCGACCCAGACCACGGCGATGTGGGACCAGCCCAAGGCGCGGGCCGCCAGGAGGGTGCCGTTGCCGGCCTCGACCTGGCCGTTGGCGCGGTTGGCGACGATCGGCTTCCGCAGGCCGAAGCGGTGCAGGCTGGTCCGGATGGCCTTGAGGTTTGCGTCGTTGTGCTTGCGGGCGTTTTGGGGATCGACGTCAACGGCCCCAATCGGCTCGGCCAGCGGGCGGAGGGGCTCGGCTATCCAGGGGAACTCCTCGGCCGGCTTGGCCGCCGGTGGGGTCTTCTTGCTCGCTCGTTTCTTGGGCATTGGTCATTCCTCATTCGACATTTGAATTTCGTCATTCCCGGCTCGTCCGCGCGATCCTAGCGGGTTGCCTTCCCATGTCAAGTAGGGTAAGATGAAGGCAGCAACGGGGAAACGGGTTGCGACCCCGCCCGCCGGGAGTTTGGCCCTCGCGTCCCCGCTGCTCGCCTCAGCCCGGACATCCCCCAAGTGGCGACCCCAAGGGATGACGGGCTTTCTTGCTATTGCCAGTCCTTCGCCCTCCGTCTGCATCCGCCTTCTTGGTCGTCTTCTTCGTCGCTCGTTTCTTGGGCATTGGTCATTCCTTTTTCATCATTTTCGCAGGTGGTCCGGAGGCGGCGGGGGAGGCGGAGGCGCAGGCGGCGGCGCTGTCGTTGGGCTCTCATAGAAACCGCCCTTCGTGCGACGGCTCGGCTTCTTCGCTCCGGCCGGCGGGGGCTTCTTAGGGCACTGATATACTTGCCGCACCAAACTCGAAAATCCCAGGTTGACCGATGACCGGCTGCATTTTTCACTTACCCCGCTTCTTGCGACGCTTCTTCTTAACCTCCTTCTTTGGGACACGGACCAGCTTCTTGGCGAGCGAATCGAACGCTCGCCACCCCTTGGGCTTGGCGGCTTTTTTGGCCATCCTTGTAACCTCCTGCTTAGCCGATCCCCATAAAGCCGGCATCGTCGAAAAAACCGGCCGAAGTCCGATTGCAGCCGGTGGTTGAACCGGAATGCCTGCTCTTCGACATAACGAAAAAGGTGGAACGGAGCCACGGCGACGTATGTTCCTTTGAGGGAGCGCTTGAACAGCGACCAGAAGTTTTCCAACCCGTTTGTGTGGGCCTCCCCGTCCACGTAACAGACCGAGTGGTCTACCGCCTTGTGAACGTGAGTCAGGCACAGATCGCCGTAGGCACTCGCGGCATCCGTGTACACGGCCGCGCCGTGGCGGACTCGCGACCGGACTTGGCGCAACAACTCGGCCTGAGTCTCGGAGCCCAGAACACTGACGCGGACCTGGCTCGGATCGTCACCGATGCCACGTTGCAGCACGCCGTGGACGGGCGTTTTGCCGACCGCACCGCGGCCCTGAATCACCTGCGCCCGCCGCTTAGCGTGCATGTTCTCGGCCTTTCCGCCGACGTAGGTTGTGTCGGCTTCGCTCGGGCCGTCGAAATGATCCGAGCCGTCCACTTCCATTGCGCGGCGAATACGGTGCAGCATGAACCAGGCCGTCTTCTGTGTGACGCCGAGTGCCCGCCCAAGCTCGTGACTGCTGATGCCGTTCTTGCAGTTCGCGATGCACCACACGGCGACAAACCACTTATCCAGCCCCAGTGGCGAATCCTCGAAGATCGTCCCGACCTTGTGCGAGAACTGCTTGCGGCAATCCTTGCACCGCAGCAAGTGACGTGTCTTGATCTCGCCGATTCGCTCGGAACCGCAGGCAGGGCAGGTGATCTTGCCGCCCGGCCACTTGATCCGGCGCATGTAGGCATCGCAGACGCCGAGGTCGGAGAAGTACCGCACGGCGTCCAACAGATTCTCAGGGTGGTTCATAATGGCTGCTCCGTAAAAAGGCTGGGGCGCCGCCGGACGGCCACACGTTGGTTAGCCGGCACTGCCGGCCCGCTCGGTGCCCGGAACCGCCCGCCTGGGCCTGGACGGGACGGCGCCCCAGGGAGATTACTGGTTCAGCACGTCCGCGCTCGCGTGATCCCGAGCCCAGTCTTCCGTCAGGTTGCCTGCGAGGTATCCGGACCGCACCAACTCAAAATCCGACCCTGGATGTTTCGCGGCCTGGTCAGCCAACCAATCGTCAAAGGCGGCTGGGGTCATGGACAACCATGCGTCGGCTACGGTGCGGCAAACGATCCATGTCTTCGCCTCTGCCTTTTCGGCCTGCACGTCTGCCAGCGGCCTACACTCAGCAGCCGCGGTCTCTTCGGCCGTCTCGTAGCGGCCGTGCCGCAACTCCGCGAACACGTTGTCCACTCGCCCGATGCCCTTGCACTCGGGGCACTGGTGGTCTCCGCTCACTCCAGTTCCGCTGCACAGCGGGCACTCAATCTTGTTCTCGGACATAATCGCTTCTCCCTTTGCCTCCGACTCTCTCAGTCGGCGAGTGTCGCGGTCCCTTGCCGCAACTGTATGTATTATACTCACCATCGACGGTGCGTCAAGTGCCTAGCCTGGGATTCCGGCGGATTTCCGAAAATAGTCTCCAGCGGGGGGTTGAAAGGTAAATCTGGCGGAAAATAGAGAAAATGAACGTGGTGTGACAAGTATATCAGTGCCCTTCTTAGTCGCTCGTTTCTTGGGCATTGGTCCTTCGTCCTTCCTCATTCGTCATTCGCGGCGGGGTCGGGAGACCCGCGCCGAGCGCGTCGTCATTCTACATTATGCTCCACACTCTTAAACGTCTCCCCGCACGCGCGGCACTTGTGGTGGCGGATCGGCCGGCGGGTGCTCGTCACGCGGGTGTCGGTCGAGCCGCACTCGGGGCAGTGGACGGCGTGGAAGAGGACCGCACCGCCGGGGGTGGGGTCGGTCGGCCGCGGGGCGGTGATCGGCTGGGCGTCCTCGGGGTACGGATCGGCTGCCGGCTTGCCCGCGGCGAGGTCGGCCTTGGGCGTGGGCCAGGGGTCCCGCTCATGCCAGGTGTGGCCGCAATACTCGCAGCGGAGCCGCTTACCCGCGCAGCCCCAGCGGGGGTACAGCCCCGGGCCGGCCGGGCCGACGGCGTTGCATCCGCACTTGGGGCAGTCGCTCATCGGCGGGGCCCTTTCTTCTTGCGCTCGGACATCCAGCCCCGGGGTCGGCCGCCGGCCGGGGTCGAGGCAGCGTCGGCCGCCGACCGCTCGCGGCCGAAGCCGGAGAAGTCGAGCATTAAGAGGGCCAGGGCGGCCGCGTCGAGCCAGTGGTTTGCGCCCGACTTCTCCCACTCGTC